GCTGGTAAACTTGCGCCATCTTCAATAAAGGCATATTTCGCATTTACATAAGACAAAGCAGTAATCGCATAATTTATACCATCAGCTTCTTCTACTGTTATCACTCTAAATTTTTGCGATTGAACTGTATCATTCGTAAGCAACCAAACCGTATTGACGTTAGGTGTTTGTGAATAAGCAGAGCTAACTGTAATAACTCCATTAGATATGGAAGAAATATCTCTTTGTTCTACAGTTCCATTTGGCAAAACTACACTTAATTTTGCATTATTAGATGTAGCTAAATCTGTTGATGCAGTATCATCAACAGTTATCTGAGTTGTTGTAGCAGCACTCACTCTTCCGCCTCTTCTGACTCCAGAACGAACAGGGTCAGCTATCTCAATAACAGCACCCGGCCTTACTACAACTCCAGAATCTATTGAGGTTGCAAATGTGCAGGTTTCAGATTCATTTTGTTCAGCAAATAAAATAGCTTTTGCTAATCTTCTGGCCTGACCTCGGCTAGTACACGCAAATCCTTTTACCTGCTTAATAATTACTCCTAGCTTGGCTATCGAGGCGGTATCTTCATAAACCTCATAATCTATTTCTCTACTATCCATATTGAAGTAAGAAACAGAAATAACTGTATTGCGTGTTTTTAAACCACTACCCTGATAAGTAAAACCTTCTTCTGTTACGTTAGATAAATTAAATAAATAACTTGCATCTTTTGGACTATCTTGAGCGAGTTGAATAGTACCAGCAGACCATATTGGCATACATCTCATAACACCTGCCAATTCATTTATTAGATCAAATGCTTCACTAGATGATTGAATATTTACATTACAACTAAATCTAGCTTCCTGTCCTCCGAATCCATCTGATACCAACGTATTTGCAAACTTACTAGCAGTAACAAAAGAGAAGAGATCAAGAGAACTTTCTGTTATATGATTGCCAAACCCATACCTAGTATCAGTTAGCAAATCAAGTAGTATCATGGCAGGGCATGAACACCATTGAGCGGCTCCCATAACCCCATTAAAAATATATCCATTAGGATAGATAATCCGACCAGTAGCGGAATCAATACTTGGAGTACCAGAACCACTAGCACCTGCGCCGGGGATTCTTACTTTTATACCTCTGATACGATACTTTCTTGTAGGTATTGATTGAAACTGCATAGAGTCCAATCTGAGAGAAGCATAAGCACTATTAGCATAAGTGTTAGCATCATCAATTATCTCTCCAAAACTTGTCCATCTAAAAGCGTCTACAAGACTTGAATCTGTACTATCTGCTGTAACTCTTGTAACTCTTATATCAACAGGAAAAGCACCTGTAAGATTTATTCTGTAATCTCTTTGGTACGCATCAGCACTTCTACCTGTAATAGTGTCATCAATGACATCAGTAAAGCCACCAGAATTATATTGAACTGCTATTTTTAATTGAACAGAAGAACCTAATAAATCACCTTGATCTGTTGCTCTTTGTAATTGTGGAAAGGTTATAGTTATATTTACTGCATCAACATTTGAATTTGTTATCTGTCTGGTAACAGGAGAAGATTGAGTTACAACAACTCCAACTGCTGTAATAGAAGAACTGCTTTCAATACCTTGAACTTTTGTCTGACCTGACGTTCCAAATCTAGGATTAAATGTTACATCTTGAAAATTAAAATCAGTCGTAGCTGGATTGGTAGAATTAGCAGATGCTTTTAAAATAGGAGTATCATTTAAAAATACATCTTTTAATGCAGCATTATTGTATGCCGTAGTACCTTGTGTTCTGCCTTCTTTTGATGCAGTAGCAAACCCCTCTATTTCACCTTCAGAAATAAGATCAAGGAAAGTAGCAAACTGTCTACTATGTAAAGTATCAGGCGCACGAGTTGGTTGAGGGGGAGGCGGAGGAGAAGGATTACCACCACTACCTCTAATAATTTTATCTGTCATGCTTGCACCTGTTGAGTATCAATTGCACCAGAAATAACCACAGAGCCAGTTACTATTTCTCCATATACTATTGGTACTGGAGTTCCGGCTCTCGATGTATTTTGAGTTCCAGAAAAACTGAATGATAACTGTGGATCTTGCTCTGATTTAAACTCTTCTGGTTTTGGTAAAGGGAATAACATTTCACTTACTCCAGACAAAACCAAAAGCCCTCCAACACCCACTGCTGCTTGTGTAATTAATCCAGCACCAGCTAACGACCCTGTTACTCCAGCACCTCCAAAAAATGCTTTTCCAAAAACTAAGCTAGAACCCGGGGCTAAAAAAGCACCTGCAATAAGAGCAACACCCAATAAAGTTTTACCTGCACCACCACCTGCACCACCAATGACAGGAACAATATGTATATCCTCCTGTCCTATTGGGTGATGTATCTCTTCTTCATTTACAGCGTAATTACCAACTTTTACCTGATAATATTTAGGATTCATATACTTTTCTACCTGCGGAAAATTATTAATAAGAAAACTTACTGCTTTAGCAAGACTGTCTACCTGTATTTCAAATTCTTTATGACCGATAAACTCAGCAAGTTCTCCATATAACTTTATTTTACGCAACATAACGATACCTCTTTCCTGTGCATTTTAATAGCCAAGAAGAATATGGCTCTCTACAAGACAGTCTATCCGTTAAATGATGTAAAACATCATCTCCTAAATAGATGGCTACATGATTTAATGATGGATTTAAGATACTCATCAAAAGAACATCACCTATTTTTAGTTTCTCATCAGGTTTTAGTTCTGTAAACCCTGTTAATTCAGCATATTGCTCAAATAATGGTTTTTCGTTAAATTCTTCTGGAGTTATAGGTCTTTCATAATCAATCAATTCTATATTTTTTTCTTGTTTATAATAATCACGAACTAAAGACCAACAATCTGTAACCCCCCAAACCCAAGGTCTTCCAAGAAGTTTTGGTTTATACCCGCATGGCTCATAATAGCCCCAAGTCTCAGTTTTTGGATTAACGATATGCCAAGGCAATTTACTTTGTTCACAACTAATTTTATCTGCTTCACTTGCGGTTGCAGGTGTTACAGGATGACTATGAATTACTGCTGTAATTTGACCTGTATTATCTGCTTTTACATAATCTTCTGGATCAATAATAAAACATTGATGGGCTGTCATTGATAAGTTACGACAAGGAAAATATTTTTCTTTTCCTCGTATATTTAATAACAAACCACAAGACTCTTTAGGATCTTGGTTTTTCGCATGAACAAGTGCCTCTTCTTTCCAACTCATGCTATGAAAGTACCAATAGAAGGAAACTCTGTTCTAGTGCATTGTCTTTTTGGCGCACGAATACCAGCTAAATCAAAAACTGCTGCAAGTTCAAACCTTACGACATCTCTGTTTTCTGTCGCTTTACGATCTATTTTGTATATTTCTTTTGGAAACTCTGCTGTAGGATCTGGTGTGCCGTATGGATTTGTATTACCCGGAAAATTTACTGAATCTAAATATCTAGCTAAAGTTCTAATTCTTGTAACTGTAGCTCCTGTTAAATCATTTCCTGTCGTTACCGCATTAACGTTTAACAAAATAGCTGTAATATTTCCAAGAGCATTACTTATAGTTAAAGTAGGTCTAGGCAACTGACCTCTTCGGAAAGCAAAACCTTCTGCTTGTATTGGCATCTTTACATAAGTGTCTCCAGCCCAGATAATATCTCCATTACCTACTCTATTTGTACCAGCATGGAATCTATAAGTAGTTGCTGATCCATGTAATGCAGATTCAGTCGTTATAGAAAATAATTCTATAATTGAAGAAGGATTAATTTTTTGTAAATCAGTAATTATAGGAGCAGTACTCATGGTTCAAAGACCTCCTCAAATGTTGCATTTATAGTAGCAAGGTTTGAATAATCCATAGACTTGCTCCATTTTCTACAAACAAACTTCATAGATGATGCTTCTCTTGCTGGTGCATAATCAAAACTTGCTTGGTCGTTAGCTCTAGCATCAAGGAAAGTCTCAATAGTATCTGAATCTGTTTCAGATAAATTTTTCCAAATAAAAGTAAACTCCTTTGCATTTTGATGTTGAGGCAAACCAAAAGTAATCCTATGTTGATAGCCATCAGCAAAGACTACAGTTCTTGCCTTTGGTTGTGATGACTTTTGTATCGGATAACTAGCCTCAATATTTGGAAATGTTGCCATTATGCCAATAAACCTCCCGGCCGTTTTTGATTTATTAATTCTGATTGTATAGCAACTGATATTAATCGACCAAGTTCTTTACCGCCATCTTCATCACCTTCCACAGTTGAGCCAGAAGCATCTACGTTTACAACTATATTTGTTGACCCTCCACCCTGAGAAATAACTCCAAGTTTTCCATCTTTACCACGTTTGAGTGGAAGGATTCCTTCCGGGCCAGCTTCTCCTACAAGTCCTATTCCATCTTTCATAGGAAATATCTGTGGCCGAGATATTATTCCGCCCATTTTATATGGAACAATTTTATTTTTAGCAAATACATTACCCATTGCACTAGGCACGACTTCTCCTCCACTTATTACATTTCCATTCGCACTACTTGTAAGACCTAGAGCATCTGTTATTGGATTTGCAATAAATTTCATAAATGCAGCTCTAACTATAATTTTCTGCAATTCCTTAATTGCACTTCTAGCCAAATCAGCAAAACCCCTTTTGCCTTCTATAAAGAAATCAGCAAAAGCATCTGCAAGTTTATTAGTAACATCTAGCGCAAGTTCTCCAACTTTTGTTTTCAAATCTGTAGTATCATCAACAAGCTTTTGGAATTTTTCTGATAATTTACCTGCTTGTGGGTTTGCATTTTTTAACTTTTCAGTAATACTCTCGATTGTTAAACCTAAAGTATTTGCTTCTCCTCCTATTTCTTTGTATATTTCTTTTGCTCTTATAGTAATTTCTAAATTTTCAATTTCTTTTTTACCTACCAAACCAAGTTCGTTTTTAATTTTTTCAAGATTTAGAAGTTTTTGATCGTCACTTGTAGGATCTTCAAATTTACTTGTTGCACCAGCATCATCTTTATTTAGGAAATCTAACCTTTCACTTTGTATAAAACTAAACTGACCTCTTTTATCAGCCTTCAGCATACTTATATCAAAAGGCTTACCTTTAGCAAGCATACGTTTACCCATTTTTGTCAAAGCATCTCTGCCCCCGACCTGCTCTAAAGCAAATGCTTCTGCCATAGCCTTATTACTTTCTTTCCGAGTTCCTCTAAAGAATTTAAGAACTGCTGTTAGAGCGTCAGCCATCCCTGCAATAAATTTTTGAATCATTGCTCCAACAGGAACAAACAAATCTCCAAATTCTTTTTGTAGTGCTTGTAGAGAAACAGCCATTCTTTGACCAGCATCAACAGAAGAATTTGCCATTTTTTCAGCAGCATCAGCATGATCCTCACTAAGTTTGACAACAAACTTCATAACGTCATTAAGACCTACAGTTCCATCCCTTAAATCTTTTTGTAGTTCTGGTAGTGACCTGCCTGTTGCGTTTGCAAATTTAACAACTGCGCCGGGGAGCCGCTCGCCGAGCTGCCCCTGCAGCTCTTCTGCCGATACCTTGCCTTTACCAAAGATCTGCGACATCGCTCGTATAGCAGATTGTACGTCTTCAGCATCTCCACCAGTTGCTTTAATAGCTTCTGATACACCTTTAAATACTTTCTCAGCGTCATCAACATTACCGCCAGCACCAATAACAGATGCAGATAGCGTGGTGAATTGTTTTGTAGCTGCTCCCAGAGGTACATTTAATCTTCTTGAGGTTGTAGAAATAACCTTTTGTGCTTTCTCAAATTCAGCTTGTGTTTTGGTGACACCTTTTAATGCTATTTCTAGTTTCTGTATTTGCGCTGAATATTGAGCAGCAGCTTTCGCAGCCTTAATAGTTTCAACACTTAAACCAGCAGCAGCACCAATAGCAGCACCTACCGGCCCTCCGACTGCTGCCCCTGCCAAACCCATAGAACCAACAGCACCTAAACTACCAGCAGCACCAGATCCAGCTATTGCCCCAAGTGCTGCTTTTTGACCAACACCCATATTTTGTGCAGAACCAACAATCCTATCTCGTATTTTTGCAAACCTACCTCTAGTGTCCATTTCCGGTCCGATAGGAAACGCATACGCATTAGCATTAGGCTGTATGCTTAGACTTGCATTTAATTTATTTATCTCTGACGTAAAACGATTATATGATGCACCGCCTTTATCAACTTGATCTCTTAATACCTTAAATGCTGCAATTTGATCTCTTATAGTTTTATTGCTTCTAGCTAATCCACCATTAAAGCTTTTAGCTCTTTTATCTACTCGTAAAATACTTGCAACTGTATCGTTTAAGCTTTTCTTGTTTAAAACAAGAGTTTTATTTATTTTGCCAAACGTAGAATTTAACTTTTTTAGCTCATCATTACCAAAAGTCTTTATACTAATTTTTACTGTATTAGTCTCAGTCGCCATCTATTACTGCTCCTTACTATTGAGTTTTTTAACAGCAACAGCTTCCATTAGTTGTAAACCAGCTAGCATTTCTTGTCGGTTATCTACATGATAGATGTCAAACAGACCTCCAGCAAGCAATAATACCTCATACTTTAATCCTACTACACCTCCAAAAGATGTGTTCCATTGTGTTTGACAACGAAGGAACATATTAACAATCTCCCAATTTTCATCAAAAACTTCAAAATCATCTTCTTCTTTTGGTTGCTTCTCGATCTGTATTCCAAAGGCTTTTGCATCCTCTTGAGTACTATCTATTGTTTTTTTGCCACCCGAAGCCCAATATAAAGCAGCATCAGTTAGTTTCCCGATTGTGCGTTTGCGTAAAAAGATTTAAAAGCATCTAATACACCAGCCACAAAATCAGTATCTTCTGCAAAGCTTTTTAATTCTGCTTTTGAAAATTGAATTGGTGTCCCATCCTCCTCGTTTAAATCTTCCCAACCGACTAAAACTTTTTCCAAAGCTTTAAACTCGCTTTCCTCATTAAAATTATTTAATTCGGTTCTTGATAAACGCTTAAACTTGCCAACAAATTCACTTGTTTCAAATTCACCAATATTAGTTTCAGAAGGTGTTTTAACTTGAACAGGCCAAGAATACACCTTCGTTTTTTTTCTTACAAATGCCATAAATTA